TGGCAATATTACGTTGCTTTCAACAACGGTTTCCAAAATAGGAACACACCTCCTCGCAAAGGCGGAATCTCATCTCTTCAAGGCAAGCGAGATAGACTCTAGAAAACAAACGAGTGCAAAACACCTTGAACTTGCTAATTCCAGTGTGGTTTATTTTCTTAAATGGAAAAGTAATCTTACCAAGGACTACCTTCAAAATCCTCTACATTAATACGAGGCACACCAATGAAATATCCGAGACAAAAGTCATCCCCCGCAGCTCGAGAGACTGAGGCTCTTAAGGGTTCGCCGGCTTCGCCGTCGACCGTAATCGCACCCATTCGGGTTTGTGATGTGTATAAATCAATTGCAGGTTCAATCAACCCAGAGGTTGATAACCTATTGAGTCTGCAATGTAGCGGTTGATATGGTGGAACATTAGCTCCTTTGGGAGCCCCATCATTCGATGGTTGGTAGTTCCTAGACAGACCTGCATACCTATACGATAAGTCGGAAACGTCTTGGACAATAGTGGCAACTGAACTCGGGTAAGTCCAAACGCCACCTTGAGATGGTTTAACGTCTCCTGGCCAGTTTGACACTGCCACTCGCACGGATCCCCGGGAATAAGCGAAACACGGAACAAACATGTCTAAGTAATCTCCGACAAGAGTGTCTGGCCTTTGCAGGGGATCAGTGGTTGTAGCTGCACCATTAGTAAAAGGACGGAGGTCAATGCTATAACGTGGCGTTTCAAAGAAATTGCAACACACTACAGTATAACGCTTCAGTAATTGAAGGATAGAGTTACACTTCTCACCCATACAATACTGAGCAGGAATGAGCAGATGCTCACCCACTGTAGCATTTCCAACAGCAATCGGATCCTGATTCATCTGCGGATTGGAGCTGTCTTTCGTCGCAGGCACAACGTCAGACATCTGTGCAACCCATGCAGGTTCGATTAAAGGGCACGCAGTAAAAGGTTTAGGATCGGCTAGGCAGAAATCTGGTCCACCAGCGATTTCAACAAGAATTTGAACTGAATCGGCACACGTGTCAGGACAAACTAAATCATTGAGAACCCATAATTCTACCATGCCCGCGGCACCACGGAACAAAGAATTGTTAGTAGTATCTTTCATGTCATACGTTAGAAGGTATTGAAACACTGAAGAATACGGAACAACAAACTTAAATTCGTTAGAGTCGCGGATATCAATGATTTCACGCAACAAAAAATCGGTGTCCGGTAGAGTTGGAGTCACTACTCCAGATGCTACTGGATTGTAAGTAAAAAGCAATCTCCCACTGTGAAACTGAGTCTTAACGATCTTTAGAGTGAACACCAAAGAACCACGCCAGTATTGGAAAAACCTGGAGAAATAAGACACGGGGAGCAAATCCACACCGATCCATCCATTAACAGCTGTAGTGATGTTTTTTGGGGGCGGAGGGCACATGCTAGTCGCCATCATCCTAGTTCCAGGCGTATTCGCTGTGGTCCAACTGATTGTCTGATAGTAAGCCGGAATCTGAACGAGGTGACTCAAAGTCATCTCATCGACATCAGTTCCCGCAAAACCAGGCATGATTTGAAGAGAATTCTCAGCATCCAATCCCATGTTTGGGAAGATGTCAACACCATTCGCATTTTGGAAATTGAAATTCGAAACTTGGGCAACCTTTGTCGTAGCCTTTTCGCTGGTAGGTTTGGAATAGCCAAACGCTGAAGCAGTGCCAGCCAGTGCTTGAAGTGCCCAACCTGCAGGTTTGGCAAACGTGGTGAGCAACGGAATTTTGGCAAAGTTATCAGCAGCCTTCGACATGAGCGAAAGACCGTATGATATCGGTCTATCACCTGCAGCCTCCAACTCTTGCGCAGTGACCGACTTACCTTTGGGGCGCCTGTCGTTCATCTGTGCTTGAAAAACAGGCGTCGTCAATTCAACATCCTTGAAGCTGCACCATAACGTAACATCTGCATGATCAATCGTACCACCAGTCGCAAGCGGCGAGTAGACGGCAATATACAGTCTACCCATCGCACCGATGCTGGTCGTGATGTCATAAAAAGGCGTAGGCGAAATATAGGGAACCTCAAAGGTGATTTCGGTTTCTGTTGCAAGATCTAATTCAGCTCGTGGCAGTTGCGTTATCGCCATAAGGCTACGCACTCTCATAGCTGGATAAGTCCCGAGCACGTTTCCTTGTGGTACAAAAGCCATAATAAGCCTTCCTGCTTGAAAGCGATTTCCATTAACCTGCAACCTAAAAACAGCGGTACCTCGAAAACCGAGGAAACCATTGATTTTATTCGCATAAATGGGAAACGCAAAAGCATCTTGTGGCATGGAAATGTTCGCTAAGATATCACCAGCTGCTTGTGAACTCCACGCAAACCGGGTCAAAGCGACTGGTTTAGCGAGAAAGTCATAAACGCTGGATTGGTTCATACCCACCCTGGTAGCATCAAGCAAACCAGTATGAATGTCTTCAGGGTGGGCACGTTTAACAACAGTAGTCAACGCCTCGTTCATCACGTGCGTCGTACCACTCATATCATTAGACTCCTGAGTCACAGAAGTCATAGTATTGTTATCAGTAATTGAAGCAGGTCTTTTTCCTTTAGAGAGATTCTGACCTCGGAATTCTCCCTGCACCGAGACCGACCTCGATATTGTTCCGCAGAACGTCCCATCGTGGTCTAAGTAAGGAGGTTTTTCCTCCCAGGACCTTCCGACCCAAGGCAGTCGTTCAAGTGGTTGATTAATCTCGGGTGTTTTATCCCACTTGAACCCGATCTCGAGGGTCTGTAAATGGCCTATATTTAACGTCCGGGCCTGGACGATGATATCGGTACGACGATTTTCGAAAAAGTACTTCTCCTGTGCTTGAGACAAGATCACACTAAAACCGATGGACCAAATAATAATAAAGGAAGGATACAATAGTCCTTTACCTTCAAGAACCTTGTACAAGCAAATAAAGTATACTGCGAGAAAAGCAACATACTCATTCAACTCATAAAACGGGGAGATCAAGCTAAAACTTCCAGAGGGGGTAAGCAAGAACAATAATCTAGGCCAAAAAAAAGGCCCGGGATTCGGTTCAACGCCTACAAGGAACCCTTGGTTATTGGGACGTTCTGTCGCCCAACGCGGTCCTGGATTCAATTCTACCCCGACAAGATATCCTTGATTGTTAGCCCTACGTCCAGCAGGACCGTATAGCTTATCCATGCCTGAAATCTCGTTAACAAGAGTCTCTCTATCAAACACAAGAGGTCGATAACTAGCACGTTCCCAACTTTTGTTGAGCATAATGGTAGACCATTCTGCAAAAACTTCGGGTGGGTGGAGAGCTAGTTCGCGTATAGCATTGTCAAGATTGACCCTCCAAATTTCTTCGAAACCTTCCTTTTTGGACCAATAAGGCATTTCAAGAATCGTTTCGAGGCGCAAAGGAGCGACATACCTTCCAACTAATGGCTCATACCTCCAAGACCTCTTCAAGAATTCAATCTCTTCAATATCTCTCAGAGGTGGAGGATTTGAATCCTTATCCTCAGACGTGTACTCTAATCCTAATTCAGCCATAAACTTCGCGATCTCAATTTGATTAAAGATCTTAGAAGCATAGTCGCTTAAGTTCAAAGCATTGTCGTCACCAAAACTTTTAAGAGTAACATTGTCACTGAAAAACCTCAAGCAGTTCAGCGCACCATGGTGAGCCTTAACCCAACACATCCTCATAACAACCGCTACAAATAAGCAGTTGATAAGAGTGGTGGCTGGGTGCCCGGAAGGCAAACTCTGTAACCATAAGACAATACTCCGACCGACGATGTGCTTGGAATTCCAAACTTCCATCCACAAAATACGACGAATGTTGTCATACTCACGATCCGAGAAACATTGTATAACACCCTCGCCAATTTCACGAAGAATTTGCGCAGCTTGATTCGCATCGAAATGCCTAAAGTCGCCAGCTACGTTTTTATTCCTCCCATGTTTCGTGAGTTCACGATACAACATGTCCCATTCTCCGGAGTATACATTGATACCGACAGCATGTTCGGTCTCAATGCGGGACTCCATCATCTTAACAAGGAAGTCACCAAAATATTTCTTGAAAAGAATTTGGTACACTATAGGACTAGGACAAAACATCCTTGTCTTACCGATACTAGCCTTTTCAAGACTGACGGTTTCATCCTTCAAAGAGTCACAAAAGAGAAATTCTGGACGCTTACCACGAAGCAAAAGGTCCTCAGCTTCATCGATCTCCTTTTTCAGCGCTGGCCAATCTGGCCCATCAAACGAAATATCGTGGGACCTGCCGAAAAAACGCTCCTTTCCTTTGTATCCTGGAATCTGAGTAAGATTCCAGGGATAACCAGGGGATGTAGAGCGATTAATAGACTCAGCAAAGTCCTTGCCGGGAACACCCAAAACTGCTTCCTCCAAAGAGATCACAGCGGGTTTTATCTCAAAAGCGGAAGTACACGTATTCGCATTAATGGCAGAGCTTACGCACGCTTTGACAAGCTTTTCATCATAAGTATGAACTGGCTTGTCATAACGCGCAATGGCCTGCATGAAAGGGTCGACGCGTTCACCTTTATCATCAACAAAGGGACGCAACTTAGCTGGCGCTTTCTTCGCAGGACCCCAAGCTCCATAGAGCGGGGTCTTGCGAATATTGGAAATGCCTGTACTCCCAAGGCCCCTTGGAACGCTCCCAACAATTTGCATTGTTGAAGGCGTCCAATCCAGTTGGGCTTCAAAGACGTCATTCTCTTCTTTTGGGAAGAGAAAACAAGAACCAAAAGTCTTAGAACCCGCCACATGGAAACCAAGGAATTTCCTACTCCTAGTTGTTGGATCCACGATGAAGATGGGCAAGCCACATTCTCCAATCTGGGTAGCAATATCGTACTTGAGATACACAGGCAAACGATACAAGGCTCCACTGGGATCTTTGTATCGCATACTATAACCAACACTGTACTTAGCGAAATGTTTTTCAACAACACCTTCCTTACAGCGAATCATCATGACATTGCCAGTAGGCTTGTTTGACAACACCGAGACGTCACACATCAAATTAGTAATATCAGCGTGGCGCCTCACTGTCGGAACAATGCCTTGAGCCCAATCCTCACCTCGTCGGACAAAGTCCTCAAAGACTTTCATAGGCACAATATGGCTTTCAGTCGCGGATCGCAAAACAATTGGCTCATCATAGCCCCTTTGCTTCCAAGTGTTCACATAATGGTAACAAACGTTGAACACATTATCTTTCGTAAAGAAGCCCCAACCAATGGGTTTCCCTTCCTGCCCTTCAAAGTACAAAGCATAATAATTGGATTTCCAAATCTTCATGGCGATATCATCCAAGCTAGGATCAAACGCTTGAGCTTCATGGATAACATCTTTAGTTTCCTCTTCAGAAGAAAACCAACTGTATGCCTTAAAGATGGTCAATCCCGCCGTAACGACACCAACAAAAGAACCGAGAAAGGTAGTAAACTTGACAATACTTTCCCAGTCCCATCCTTCACCGAACATCTTGCACAAGAATTCTGAAATCCATTTAATAATAGATCCAGATTTCTGGTGAGCACGTTCAATGAGACGCTTACTTCGAACAACTGCAGAAGAGAAAACTTTGGAAATGAGACTCTTAGAGTCCTGTTCCTTCTTCCAGAACTGCGTCATCGCTAGAATATCCGTTTCGGAGAGGGCGTCGGTAACAAATTCGACGTCTTTCTCTTCAACACGGCCCTCGAGCATTTCAGACAAGATCTTCTTCGTTTCAACATCAAAAGATTCAGAAAGATTAGAAGCGACGCGGTTCGCAGTTTCAGTACCTATCGCTCCATCCATTTTCGGAATACTTTCGAAGGATTTGGCTATAATCTCAGGGTGACTAGTAATATCCAAGGTCGCCAAGAAATCATAGTAAGCATCATCCATCTGTGCTTCAACGAAGAATTCAGAACCCGAACCATACTTCGGTTTCTCCTTCCTCAAGCGCATACGAAGTCCTTCAGCAAATGCCTCGGCGTCATCCTTAATCATGGCTTTAGTTTGTCGTTGGAGTTTGTTGTACTGCTGAGCAGCTTCAAACAACAACTCTTCCATGTTCATAACATTGCCAGGAACAAGAATGATCTCTTTAGGACGATTAACATCACGTACGCGCTTCAAAATAATGTACTCATGCACATTGGGATCAAAACTGCCATCTGGAGGAAGCTTGCTAGGGTCCAACCTCCTATCACGGGGGTCAAGCTCCCTATCTTCTTCCATGATGTACTTCTCGTTGACCTGAACAATAACTTCAAAGTGAAAGCGATTAACAACCGCTTCTGGGTAGCGAACGCTATTGCGAGCTGCCTGAATTGAAGTTTCAATGTTCGAAGTCGTAACAACTATCTTGGACCTAAAGTACACATTGCCCTTTTGCTCAATGCCAGCCATATGAAGAACATTCATAAAGACATTGCCCATACGGATAATATCAGTGCTCGCGTTGTGAGCGCTTTGCAAACTTTCTTTCACGAGGTCCTTCTCATCGATGAAACACACCATCTGCCCACAATAACCATCCCAGAACTCATGTTCTGGTTGGCGGGAGTAAACGTGCGAATCGAAATCTTCCCGGATACGTTTCAGTTCTTCCTCAGGAGTAACTAAACTCAAGAGGCGAGCAACGAACGGCCGCAAAAGACGAGACTTGCCAATTTGGCTCGTGCCAGCGAAAGAAATGATAAGCGGAGCTTGACGTAACTTATGCAAGCCCACTCCTTCATTTTGAAAAAGCATTCTCATCTTCGTAAGTTCATTCGACAAAGGACGTACAACCATGCCAACATTGGCAAGATTGTTGTTCCTAGCGTACGTGGAAAGCAAATCATAAGCCCTATCTTCGAGAGATTGAATCTTCTCAAAGGTAGCAAGATCATGACTATGCTTGCCCATGCCAATGGAATTGAGCAACTCACGAGTTTCCTTAATCCATTCGTCAACTTTAGGAACCATAGTTTCGACAAGAGTGAAATTTGCCAACCCAAACTTCTGCGCACCGTAATCGAGCAAACGCTGCGTAATTCGAAAAACGAGTTTAACAGTTTCACCAATGCTTTTAACGCCTCGACCAAGGTCGCTTACCGCTTTAAAAAGTTCGCCTTTTTTCGTCAAAGTCTTTGGAAACAAGCTCGCTCCTAAAAATAGCGTAGCCATGTCAACAACCAAAGCTTCGTCAAACATCTGGGCTTCCATTTCAATTTCACCGTTCCAACGGTTTTCAAAGTATTCAATGGTGAGCTTCAAACATTGTTGCAGATAGCTCCTTTTAAGGAGTACCAAGACTGCCCCAAATGCGCCAAGCGCTCCAAAGAACCATTTCTTGGACTTGGACTTGCGATACAAAAACACAAGCACGATTGCTGCTATAACAGCAGCTGAACCGCGCCCGTACTTAGCAATCACTCCCTCAATGGTTTCATTGATCTCCTTAGTGACAGTTTCCCAAGCTCCTTCAGCGAGCATACCACCCATTCCTTTTAAAGTATTGGCGGTAGCTCCTTCAGCTTCTCCCTTTGCAGAATTTACCACATCGGAAAGCTTAGTAGCAATCTCACTAACAACGGCAAATTGTTGGTCATCCATTTTCAAAGAAATTGGATTAAAAGGAAACATTTGCGCTTCAAAGTCAAGTTGTTCTTCAATTTGTTTTTTTTTGTTTTTCTTGATTTTTTGCTTATTACAACGTTTAAACGTCGCAATTTCTCGAGAAAGAGCATCCGCAGCTCTTTTATACTTCGGTTTACGCAACTTTTTCAAGTTTTGTTCATGAAGATTCTCGAATTCAGGCTTCAAAAATTTTTCATTTTCACAGGGAGGAATGCTCGCGGATATACCCTCTCCGTCCTTACGGACCCTGTTATCATTATCAATTAAACTCTTGCCAAACTGGACTTCACGTGATTGTACTGACATTATGTTAAAGACCTCGACTTAGGTTTCGCCCCAACGGTTCTTATTGCACCTGCCGTTGATCAGGAGGCATGTGTATTTCATGCCCTCAGGTAATTATTGTTCGTGCCTTACCAGTGCACGTTGCTTAAACACGCTTGCTAGATACCACATATGGTTCAGTCTAGCGCAATCGCAAAAATCGCGGCCTGCTATCGGTGGCCTACCGCCCTTTCTGCACAAGAGAGTGCCTCATTCGAGGAGAAGTCTTAAACCGGACCTTCATTCTTTTTGCTTTTTCTTATTTTTTTATTTTT